GAAAATACGGAGCCTGAGAAAACTGAAGATCCCGGAGACGAAACTGTAGTTACTATCGCAGGGGAATCGCCACCCCAGGAAGAGGAAGAGAAGCAGGCGCCCGAATGGGTGCGCAACCTGAGAAAGAACTACCGAGAGTTGCAGCGTGAGAAGCGCGAACTTGAGGAAAGACTCAAGGCGGTTAATCCAACAGCAGAGCAAATTCCTGTTGTTACTGGCAAGAAACCGACACTTGAGGACTGTGATTACGATTCAGATAAGTTCGAGAACGAACTTGCTGGTTGGTTTGAGCGAAAGCGACAGTCTGAAGAGACTGATGCCAAGCAAAGACTCAAGCAGCAGGCGGAACAGGAATCTTGGCAAAAGAAGTTGGAAGGCTATACCCAGTCTAAATCTGGACTAAAAGTATCTGATTTTGAAGACGCTGAAGAGACTGTTCTTGAAACTCTGAATATTACTCAACAGGGAATCATTCTTCAGGGGGCTCAAAACCCGGCTGTAGTTGTGTATGCTTTGGGTAAGAATCCAAAGAAAGCAAAAGAACTGGGCGAGATTACTGATCCCGTTAAGTTCGCCTTTGCTGTAGCAAAACTAGAAACCCAACTGACTGTGACCTCTCGAAAACAAGCTCCTCCTCCTGAAAAAAAGATTAACGGAAACGGGAGTCTTGACTCGTCCAACGCTCAGTTGGAACGGTTGCGTGAAGAAGCATCGCGCACCGGCGACATGACCAAAGTAATTGCTTTCAAACGTCAGTTAAAAAACCAATCCTAAGTTATGGCTAATGCATTCAGCAAAGAAGAACGGGTAGCTTTTGAAAACCTCCTTGAAGGTTTCCAAGACGCCCTTGTCCTGTCCCGCAACGTCTCGATCTACACCACAGACCAGACGATGATGGAGCGCACCAACAACACCATCTGGCGTCCGCAGCCTTATATCAGCCGCTCGTACTCGGGCACTGATATGACCGCGAACTTCCTTGATTACACGCAGCTTGCTGTACCCGCCACAATCGGGTTCAACCAGTCTGTGCCGTGGATCATGACTGCGACTGAACTGCGTGATGCTCTTCAGGAACAGCGCCTTGGTGATTCGGCCAAGCAGAAGCTCGCGTCCGATATTAACGTCGCCGTGATGAACGTGGCCTCCTCGCAGGGCACGCTCGTTGTGAAGCGTCTCGCTGCTGCTAGCGGTTTTGATGATGTCGCCCAGTGCGAAGCCATCTTCAACGAGCAGGGCGTGAACTTCGATTCCCGTTATTTGGCGCTGTCCACTCGTGACTACAACGGCATGGCGGGCAACCTTGCTAGTCGTCAGACGCTTCAGGGTAAGACGTTGACTGCTTATGACCGTGCCTTCATCGGCCAGGTTGCGAGCTTCGACACCTTCAAGCTCGACTACGCAAACCGTATTGGTGTGGCCGCTGGCGGTGGCAGCATCACGATCAACACGTTATCCGGTGCGAATGCTTATATTCCTCAGGCTGTAACTTCGTCCCCGACGACTTCTGAGCGTCTCAACGTGGACAACCGTTACCAGACGGTGACCGTGTCGAGCAGCGCCAGTGTTGCTGTGGGCGATTGTTTTACCATCGCCGGCGTCAATGCAGTGCATCACATCACCAAGCAGGACACTGGTCAGTTGAAGACCTTCCGGGTCATCAGCGTGCCCGCTGGCGGCACCTCGCTGGTTATCAGCCCTCCTATCACCTCCAACCAGTCTGAGAACGACACAGCCGCCACGGCTGAGTACCAGAACTGTGTGGTGAACGTGAAGTCTGCGACCAGCGCCATCGTGTTCATGAACACTGCGGCAGCTCCTATCAACTGCTTCTGGCAGAAGGACGCGATTGAGATCCTCCCGGGTCGCTACGCAGTGCCTACGGACGCCGGCGCAAACGTGATGCGTGCTTCCACCGATCAGGGCATCGAACTGGTCATGCAGAAGCAGTACGACATCAACACCATGAAGACTCGTTACCGTTTGGATACGATCTTCGGTGTGGTGAATAAGCAGCCGGAAATGAGCGGGATCATCCTGTTCAACCAGCCCTAAGGTTTAGTCCTTAATTGCACAGGGGAGGGTGGTTGACTCCGCCCTCCCTTTTGTGTAATTAATCTGGGAATGGAATATCCCACGATAGTTTACAGGGTTCCCGGGAAGCATGTGCGCCCGTACGGAACATACGATTTCGCAGGCGTTAAAAACGCTGAAGAGCTAGAGGTGAGGCTCAAAGATGGCTGGTTTTGCACATTGCCAGAAGCAATTGAGCCTAAAAAGGTTGAAGCAACAGTGGAGGCTGTAAAGACAGATGACATTGCACCGCCTACTCGTCAGGAGCTTGAAGAAAAAGCTACTCAGCTTGGCATTAAGTTTGATGGCAGGTTTTCTGATAAGAAAATCGCGCAGCTAATCGAAGAAGCACTCAAATAGTATGGGCTACACCAAGAAACAGATCATTGAGCAGGCCTTTGAGGAAATGGGCCTTGCATCGTACATCTTTGATCTGACCGCAGATCAGTTGGATAGCGCACTAAGGCGCCTTGATCTGATGGTGTCTTCTTGGTATCTGAAGAACATCCGTATTGGGTATCCTTTGCCGATTAGTCCGCAGAACAGCAATATCGACCAAGAGGTTGATACGCCGATGCAAGCCAACGAGGCTTTGGTGCTTAATCTTGCAGTTCGTTTGGCGCCGGCTTACGGGAAGCAAGTATCACCTGATACCAAAGCGAACGCGAAGGTCACTTACGACCAGCTTTTGATGCAGGCAGCAGCTCCAATTCAGTTGCAGTACGATAAAACCTTGCCACTTGGGGCTGGATACAAGCGCACTGAACGTGTATTTGTAGATGTGCCAAATTTAGATCCAGTACAAGTACAGCCTAACGGCCAAATCCTTTTCAGGAACTCCTAGTATGTCCATTGAACGCCTTTCTCTAATCGACACGGTCACGGCATCGACCAACTTTGCCGTCAACGTCAATGGTCAAGACTACCGGGTTCTGGCCGGCACAGTGGCTGACTACGTTCAGGCTGCTGGAGCTACCGGGGACGGGAAGGTCATTCAGTACGCTGGGCCAACCTCTACGGGGTTCACTGTCAACATCCTCGACGGTGACGCCAGTGTGTGGCTTGTATTGACTCCTAGTGGAACTCTTGCTGCCGGCACGCTCGTGCTCCCTGCTGTATCGAATTGTATTGAGAACCAAGAGATCCTTGTAGCCAGTTCACAGACGGTTACAACACTGACTGTGAATGTGAATGGCGCGTCAATTGTTGGCGCTCCGACGACCATTGTGTCTGGAGGATTCTTTAGGCTCAAATTTGAGCCTGTGCTTAAGACTTGGTATCGTGTTGGATAACTACTAAATTTATGGGCCTTGCTTTTCAACCTGCTTACAGCCTCGGCGTCACTGTTACTCCGAATGTCACTTCTGCCTCTGTCACTCTTGGGCTCACGTCTGAGTCCATTGTGTTCACCAATCTTGGATCGACTATTGTTTATGTCCGGGTGGGCACTGCTGGCAGCGGCGCCCCGGCCACCACGGCGGGCTACCCGGTGTTGGTGGGCTCACAAGTGAGCATTGGCAAGGACCAGGACGATAACACTGTTTCGTTCATCTCGCCCGGTGGAGCTGGCTCACTGCATATCATCCAAGGAATTGGCCTGTAATGATTCGGTTCCTGTCCAGACGCCGGTCAAAGACGCCCGCTACTGTTGGAGGGGTTACACCTCCTCCTCCAGTGACATTCACCTACCTGCGTCCCGGTGGAGTGGATACTTACAAACGCCCTGACGGCACTTCAGACTACATTAGACCCTAGTTATGCCAAATCTCACGGTTTCTTCTGATATTGACTCTTTCATGCAGTCAGCCAACAAGGCTGCTGCTGTTACCTTTCTTGGTGCGCTGACCACCGCTCAGATTGCCGGCCTGTCTACCACTGCTCCTGCTGCGCTGGCGACCACTGCTGTCATTGGACTCAGCAGCTTTGCGGCTAAAGCAGATCATCAGCACATCTTCCCTACTGCCGCTGAAGTAGGAGCACTGAGCACTTCTGTGCTTTCTGGCTTGGCAACCACTGCTCCTGCCGCGCTGGCGACTACTGGTGTGGTTGGCTTGAGCACTTTTGTGGCACGGGCAGACCACCAGCATCCGACTAACTTTACCAACGTACAGACATTCACCTCAAGCGGCACATGGACAAAGCCGGCTGGTGCAGTTGCTGTGGATGTAGTGATGATTTCTGGTGGCGGCGGTGGGGCAGGTGGTCGAAAGGGAGGAGCGGGATCAGTTGCACCCGGCGGCGGCGGCGGGGCGGGAGGCTCGTATTCAATGCGGAGTTTTGCAGCTGCACTACTTGGTGCGACAGAAGCTGTTACTGTTGGGACAGGGGGAACAGGGGGAGCCGCTCAAACCAATCCCAACGCAAATGGATTTTTGGGCACTGCTGGAGGAAACTCTTCTTTTGGAGCATGGGCTGCGGTTACAGAAGGTCTTGGAGCCCAGACCGTTACACCAGGAGCCGCCACTCCTGGATCGGCTGCATCTGCTAGGGCAATGTTTTTGGGTGGGAGTGGAGGCACTGGAAGTTTTGGTGTATCTCCGGGAATTATCGGCATTAATTCCATCGCTGGCCCTGCGGGCGGGGGCGGCGGAGGCGGCTTAACTAGTACGACACCAACACCAATTGCCGGAGGCGCAGGGGGATGTGCGCTTGCCTCTTTTATTGTTGGCGGCGTAGCCACAGCAGGCGCAGCAGGTGGAGGCAATGGTGGGGCCGGACCGGCGGCAACAGCCAATACGGCAATTCCCGGGAGCGGCGGAGCGGGCGGCGGCTCATCAATTACTGCCGCAAATGGGGGCAACGGCGGCGCTGGGGGGCTTTACGGCGGCGGGGGTGGCGGGGGTGGTGCTGGGCTTGATGGCGTTAATAATTCTGGCGCTGGGGGCAACGGAGCACCGGGCATTGTGATCGTTACGACTTATTTCTAATATGCCCAAAAAACAGGTAAACCTATCCGTTAAGAAAGGTGAGAAGCTGCCTGTCTCCAAAGGGGCCGGGCTTACAGCAAAGGGCAGGGCCAAGTACAATGCGGCCACCGGGAGCAACCTGAAGGCGCCTGCGCCTAATCCCAAGACCAAGGCAGACGAAGGGCGCAAGAAGTCCTTCTGTGCTCGTATGGGCGGGATGCCCGGTCCCATGAAGGACGAGAAGGGCAATCCTACTCGCAAGGCTGCATCACTCAAACGCTGGAACTGCAAATGAAAAAAGGACTCTATTCTAACATCGCAGCTAAACGCGAACGCATCGAAGCTGGCTCAAAGGAGCGTATGCGCAAGCCTGAATCTAAGGGCGCCCCTACCGCTGCCGCATTTAAGGCATCAGCGAAGACTGCCAAAAAGAAGTAATGCAAATCCCCATCCTCAACGGAATTTACACGAGCACCGCTGGGGATTTTCGCGTGGAATACCCGCGCAACATGGTGCCTGTTATCCTTCAGTCAGGCATCTCTGATGGGTACTTTCGTCCCGCTGACGGCATCGTGAGCCTGGGCACAGGCCCCGGGATTGATCGTGGAGCTATTGAGTGGCAGGGACTGCTGTATCGAGTGATGGGCGCTAGTCTTGTGTCAATCTCTAGTACAAGCATCGTCACTGTCATAGGCAATGTAGGCGGCACGGGACAGGTCACGTTTGACTATTCCTTTGACTACCTCGCTATAGCCTCAAACGGAAACCTGTTCCTGTATCGTCCCAGCACGGGTCTTCAGCAGGTCACAGATCCTGATTTGGGAACTGTCGTTGATGTCGTTTGGGTGGACG